TCGTAGACCTGGGCAAATCGCTCATCGGTCGCTTCGTTCAGAAAGACGATTACAAGCCTGTGAACGTAGACGAATACGTCAAGATGAAGCAGCTTGACCTTGACCTGTTCAAGACCATGAATGATGCCGGCGGCACCAACGCATCTTATCCTTGGGTCGAGGCGGTTGTACGGCTGATGCGCCCTGCTGTCGCCCTGGTGGTGCTTGGCACCTGGGCCACGCTCAAGATGCAGGGGCAATCCAGCGTAGAGGTGGACAACTTCGCCGCTGCGGTTGGCTTCTATTTGTTCGGTGATCGGACGTTGTTTCACGCTCGCAAGCGTTAGAGTACGAAAAACGTCATCGTGTAGCCTATCAAGCATGCAACACATGCTATGCCCACTATCCAAGACGGGATAAGCGGCTCATCTTGAGCATCTGCACCGATTTCTGTGCAGCATTCCGCTGGCCGATGTGGGCATTGACTGGCGCGGTGGCCGGTTTGCATGCAGTATGTGCAGATCTTATCCATGACAATCTCCTTGCATGATTGATGGTAACAGGCCCCAGCGCAACCTGGGGCTATTGTGTGGGAGAGACATCACACACTCACAGGGCTCCCGGCCTGTTTCTAATCCATGTTACCTAGAGCATTAGCGCATTAGGCGTCGTTCAACGCCTGCTAATGGGCGTTAGCCCACGCGGCACCTGCGTGCCAATTCAACAAGCCATTCAGCTAGGGCTGGCGGCGTGTGTTCGTTTTCTGCCGCGCTAAGTCGTGGCACCCAGTCCGCATCCCCCTTGCGGATGTGTGAGCCATCAGGTCGGCGCTTATCAAGCCGAATGACACCCTCGGCCTTGCCTAGCTTCAGCGGCATTTCGGGTATGTCTCTTGGCCCTAGTCCTACGATGTAAAACCAAGTGTCTTTTTCTGCTCGATGCCCCCACCACTTTTGAGGCGCGGCGAGGGTCCAGCCTCCAAATGCATCACGCTCCCCAGGTCTTGGCAACTTTTGGGCAGCCCAAAGTGAGCTCCATGCTGGGTGCTCTAGAACTCCGCCAAACTCCCTAACCAGCGCAACAGCCATTCTGGCTAGGTTTCGCTCATCGGCGCGCGGCTTTGCAAAAGCCCTAAGCCGCCCCCAGCTCCTGCAAGGCGGGTGCGCCACCACAGGCCAAGGCCCGTCATAGGTGCGAGCATCCCGCTCCATGTCGTACACATCCACACCGGGCAGCGTCTTGTAAACACTGTCTGCCCTTGCAAACAACACTGCAACGTCAGCATCTTGTGGGCTAACCATTCGGTCAAGCCGACTCGCTACAGCTTCGCTTCCGCTCACGGCTTACCTCCAGCGTTAGGTTTCATGCGCTCCCGTTCAGCCAAGCGCTTCATCAAAATATCCTTGCGCTTTGCCGGCATTGGCTCACCCATGAATGTCGGTGGCGAAGGATTAACCTTCTCCCACTCGGCCTTGTATTGATCTAGCAGGCTGGCCGCTGCATTCCAATGTCCGTGCGAATCAACCAGCATACACTCAAGCATGAAAGCAAGTCTGCCTGCGAACTGCTGGTCAATTTCTGCGCATCTTTTGCATAGCATTCCGCATTGATTGCAGTCAGGGCCGCATTTGGGGTACATCGCTTCTATAGTGCTCATTTGCCATCCAAAAAATGAAACCTAACCCGTCATTCAAGCGGACGGGCAAAAAGCGCCCGCCGCTGAATTCAAGCGTTAGCCGTCTCGAAATCCGCACATGCCCGCTTCCATCCCCAATTCAAATCCAGCGGGTTGTCGTGGCGCGGCATGTAAAACCTCGGCTTGTGCTTCTTGGCGCATGTCAGAACCTCGAACTCTGGCGGGCCTTTGTAGAGGTAGCGCTTTATTGTCGCGTGCCTACACTCGTCGCAGTGTTTGGCCTTCATGGCTTCTCCCACCCGGTAATCTTCTTGCACTTGTGGCAAATCACGGCGCAATATCGCAAACCAAGTGCGCGCCTCCAGTCCGACTGAACCTGCCCGCGCATAAATTCCGGGAATGGCTCTCCGCACTTCTTGCACCGTTCAAGCGCATACGGCGCGGTTCTCAGTTGTTCGCATTCAATTGGCATCGTTCATCCTCAACGGCTAACCATTCGCTCAACCGGACGCTTCGCGCCGGTTAGCTCAAGCGTTAGGCGTCATTGCCCCTTGCTCGGATAGCGGCGGCGTTGCTCGACAGGATGGTGTGGAGGGGACTACCTCGGTTACAGCAGTCTGCGTTGTCCTCGCACACCTTCGCGCATTCCTCACGCTCGTCATCTACTGCCATGCCTGCGATCACTTCCGCGAAGATCAGGCACGAGGTCAGCGTCACATGGTCACGCCGCTTTGGGTCGGGCCATGCAAAAAAGTGCTCTGCCTCTTCTTTGATTCTTGCTTTGTTCATTTCATTCCCCAATCCAAATCTGCCTAACACCTCGCCACACTTGATTGACGTATTCATATTGAGACTCATATTCTCGCTCTATGCTGCGGCGAATCTCAGTCTGCGCACTATCACTCAAAATGTACCAATTGGCTCCTAGCCAATCCACACATTGAGCCTCAAGCCAAGCATCACGGCTCAAAAGCGCGTACTTCACAGCCGCAACAATAAATATCGAGTTCATTTCTTTCGCCTCCAAAGCGTTACCCGGTAACACTCATTGCACATGAACCGTTCTTCGGAAATCTCAACTCCGAATTCTGGCCGCTTTGTCTCGTCGCACTTGTAACACTGCAACAGTCTTCGCGCTTTCGTTGCGATTTCAGCTTGCGGCTTCTTCGGTGCGCCATGCGTCAGCCAATTGCTTGTTTGGGTTTTTTCTGTCTGCATTTCAAAGCCGTGATGTATTCAACCGTTCTAAACCTGTGACCATTCAAACATTCTCGACGGCGGATAATCTCGCCATTCATAGAGGTTCGAGTGTCTAGCACCTTTGCAAGCGCTGCACCACACACAGGACACTTCACACCATAAACCAACAAATTGCAATCAATGCCACAGCGCACACAAACAAGCCAGCAGCATACCTAGTAACCTCTGCTGTAGCCTGCGCATAATCTTCAACGGAGTAGTAACCAATCTCCCATTTGCAATCTCCTAGTGTGCGAGGTGTTTTGAAATGTGAATCTTTCATGTTGTCTCCAAAAAAAAGCCCATGAGCGAATCATCGGGCTTTGTTGAGCGTTTGCCTACTAGGGCAAACCCTTAGACGTATGGCTTCAGGTTCGGCGGTTTCCAGCCTTCAGGCTTGCCAATCTTGCCACCTGGCAGAATCACAGGCTTGCCATCCACTAGCTTCGCATCATTGGATGCCAGCACTTCTTCATCTGCCCCGGCCTTATCCATCTGCGCCAGATAGGCTATGCCGTTGCCTGTAACCTCGGCATCGCAAAGTGCATCAAGAGCATCCATTCTCAAATGCTCTGGAATGTATGCGATCACGCCTCCGGTTTTGAGCTTGAGCGCCAAAGCATTCAGATCAATCACGCATCGATCCAGCAGCCTGGCATAGCCTTCTTTGCTGACGCTCAGGTTTTGCAAAAGCTCGCAAACCTCTTCGATGTGGCACCCAATCTGCACGCTGATGGCTTCAGCGTTCAGCTTGTTGGATTCTTTGCCGCAGTTATGCAGCCAGTTCGCAGTTCTTTGAAAATTGCTCAATGACATCTTTGTGGCCTCCTTTAGCCTGGGACATTGCAAAGTGAAAAATGGATGCTCCCGCGCCTTGCTTGACCATCTTGCGGCGCTGCCAATAACGGGCATTTCGCTCCTTCTGTACAGCCTTTAGGCACGGCTTTGGCTTGTTCGGTTTGTCTCCGATGGCGTACACACGACGCGGAAACTCATGCCCAGAAATAGAGTCAACCCGAACCCAATCATGCACATAAATCAGCTTTGGTCGCTTTGATCGTTGCGTGTTGGGCCGAAGCATCTTAGCCACTGATGCTGCGGCTGATGTCTTTGGTAGGCCGCATTCTCGCTCAATCTCTGCGCGAGTCATCGGCCCACAAGTTTGCAGAGCATCCAGAATCTTCTGGCGCACGCTTCCGCGTTCGATTTTTCCGCGATTGTTTTGTTTTTGATTAGTCATAAGATGATGTCACCAGGTCTAACTTCATTGCGTGAAAGAATCTGCACCAAACGGCGCTCCGTCAAGCGATGGCACTTGACCATCACGCGAGCCGGTAAAGTGTTGAGCAGTTGTGTGTAGTCATCCAGAACCGCACGCACTGCCTTAATTCCTTCACCGTCCAGCCGCAGCGGGCCGCCGTTTTTGTGGCGTGTTCCTGCTTTTGCCATTGCTTCCTTGGCATCTTGCAGCAGTCCAGAATTGTCCTCACAAACTTTCATCTCGTGAATTAGGGTTTCCACTAGGTTCACTGCATCTGAAATGAGCCTCCAATCTTCAAAGCCTGGGGATTGACCTGTCTCAATCTCATGCAAGCCTTGATACATGCGCGTCAATTGATGCGTGCGCCTATCGGCTGGCAGTGGCTCTGTGGCGCTGGCCATCAGTTCGTCTAGAACCGTGTAGTTGCACTTGTACTGTGGAATTTTGCGCTTCTTCTTCATTTGTATATCCCGGTTGGGTTAGATGTGGCTAGACTTGGTTAGACTTTGCTAGATGTTGCTAGATGTTGTTCCACTTGCCTCTTGGCATCCTCACAGCCACGGCACACGATAGCCACGTGGCCGATGCCCTCCAGATATTGGAGCCAATCCTTCTGTTCGGCGCTCACGCTGCCGCCCTTGGTGCGCTTCATCTCAATCCACAGGCTCCAGGCTGGCACAAACATATCCGGCACTCCTGACGTTACGCCTTCGGCCTTGAGCCTGCCCGCGGTTGCCGTGCTTCTGGCCCCGCCGTTTGGGATAGCAAAGATGCGCACATCAGGGAAGGTTCGGCGGAACCATTGCACGAACTGGCGTTGTTCTTCGTGCTCTGTTGGGATGCGTTCAGTAGTCAAAATGCCAGCTCCCTTATCCAATCCTCGCATTCATCTTCCGTCGCTGCGAACTCCGCAGGCGGCTCCATTTGATGATGCTCACACTTGCCGTTTTTGCTGTACCACTCGCATGTATGGCAGCACTTTGGCGGCCCTTTTTTTTCAAGCTCACGCCAGGCAATTACAAAACTCGGTTCAGGTGGGCGCATGACTGTCCTTTACTATGTAGTCTTTAAAAACAATGCCTTTGCTTGCATCTCCAACCTTGCAAGATCGAACCCATACAAGCCTGCCATCTGGAAGCCTGCGCGAGTGGCCTCGACGGTCGTGCAACCTGGGGCTAGCGTGCGTTCCGCCCTTGTGCTCGCACTTTATTCCCTTGCCATCAATTAACAACGTGTGCCAGTCGTATGACGGTTGCTTGCCTGCTGCGATCTTGCGCTTGTTTGTGAAGGACGGGCGCACAAACGGCTGATATGCCTTTTTTGTGGACATCATCGAGTGATACCACTGGATGATCACACTCAGCACCATGCGCGCATCTTCCTCTGGCACTGGGTCATTTTCATCGGTCGGCCCGTACATGATCCGGTCGCCTTCGATGGTGTAGAGCATCGTTGGAATCTTGCGTGGCATGACGTTGGTGGGCCCTTTCCACATATCTATGACGATTCCATCATGCGGATCATTGCCAACCACCACGGCCATCACGTCGTAGGAAGCGTTCGACTTGCTCGGCCCACGTGATGCCACAAAGCAGCGCCCAAAAGGCGGCCTGCACGTCATCAATGCATCTGCTTTGACTGTCATCTTGTCAGCCTTCAGGTCTGATATATCAAACCATTGCAGTTCTGTCGGGTCTATGCCTGCATTTGTGGCCCATGCGATGTTTTCTCTGATAAGCGGCGTCATACACACCAACTCCTTTCTGTCACTCTGAAAAACTTCCCGTCCATCTTGTACTTGATGTGAACAGGAGGTTTTGACCCGTTCAACCGGACAATAAGCGCATCCCCAAGCCAGCCGTTCGGCTCGGTTTCTTTCATGAATTCAGCCGGATTCAGGCCAGCACTGCGAGACATGGACATGAACGCCTGCATCGCTTTGTCACCCGCATAGCCCTCATGCGCCACCGGCAGATATTCCGTCACGCTTGGGCTTGCCAAGTCTCTCCCGTAGTACGTCACGGCCAGCATCTTCTTCGTGCTTGCGCGGCTGATATGCACGCGCCAAGACCATGCACGCACTGGCATATCAACCGGGTCAAGCCCCAGAATGTCCACATCGCGCAGCTTCAGGTCTTTCTTTTGCGGCTCAGGAAAAGCGGCCGCAGGATGGGCACTCTTTTGCGGATATTGCACATAGCTCGCCGCATGAGTCGCACACTTTGACAGGTGCTTCGCCATTTCCTTCACCTGAAACCTTGTTAGGTGGCTTGACTGCTGTGATCGGCCCGTGAGTCTCCACCACGCCAGCGAAGTCCAGCACTAGACAATGGTCGGTATGGCTTTTCACGCGCAGGCCACGCCCGGCCATCTGCACATACAGGCTCGGGCTCATGGTAGGGCGCAGCATTGCGATTAGGTCAATGTCCGGGTAATCAAAGCCGGTCGTTAGCACGTTCGCATTTGTCAAGGCGCGGATTTCTCCGGCTTTGTACCGGCTCAAAATGGCCTCACGCTCCGCTTTCGGCGTTGCACCCGTCACGCACTCCGCAACAATGCCTTTGGCATTCAATTCAGATGCAATCGCCTCAGCGTGCGCCACACCGGCACAGAAAAACAGCCATGCTTTGCGCTCTCCTGCCAGCGCCATCACCTCAGACACCACCGCGGCGTTTTTGTCGGCTTTGTTCACGGCTGCTTGCAGTTCGGCCTCGATGTACTCGCCGCCTCGCTTGTGTACGCCTTCTGTCGATAGCTTTGCTTTTGTGACTTTGCTGCGCAACTTGGACAAAAATCCCTTGTGAATCAGCTCTTCAATGCTCACCGGCTCCACCAGGCCATCAAATAGCGCGGGCTTGTCAGTGATCATGCCGTGGCCTAAGCGGTAAGGTGTAGCGGTGAGCCCGATCACTCGAAGGCTCGGATTGATAGCTTTCAGAGCATTCAGCAGCTCACGGTAGCCCCCCTCATCCTTGTGGCTGACCATGTGGCATTCGTCAATCACAATCAGGTCAACGTGGCCGATCTTGTCAGCCTTTCCGCGCAGCGATTGAATTCCTGCAAACGTAATCGGCTCGTCAAGCTGCTTGCGCCCGATGCTTGCCGAATAGATGCCAAGCGGAGCACCTGGCCAGTGTAGGCGCATCTTCTCGGCATTCTGCTCGATCAGCTCTTTCACATGCGTAAGCATGAGAATGCGAGTCTCTGGCCAATTCTGAACAGCCTCTTTGCACAGCGCCGCGACGATGTGGCTTTTCCCGGCTCCGGTTGGCAGCACTAAACAAGGATTGCCTTCGTTCTTCTCAAACCATGAATAAAGCCGGTCGATTGCTCGGCGTTGGTATTCACGCAGCATTACCGTTCCTCTCATTGTGGACTCGATAAACCTCTGCCATCGTTTCCTCAAAACGGCGCAATTCATCAACCGTTATCAAATCGCTCACGCCAGCATCCTCGGCCATCTTGCACAAGTCAGAAAGACTCGGCGGCTCTGCTTTTTTTGGCTTTGGCTTGCGCCAGAAAAACCAGTTCATTTGTTGAACATCCTGTTAAACCATCGGCGCACCAAGTAACTCCGCACCAGACTGATTGCCGTAAACCACAGCCCAATCAATAGGTTATCTTGCAGCGGAAGATGCACGCCGAACATAGGGAAAACCACTAATTGACTTCCAAGCGCGACCATGTAGCCAATCACTACATTGGCCGCGCTCTCAATCATGCTTTGTGCGCGGCTTTGGCTCATGCCACTACCTGAGTGCCTGGAAACTGGGCACGAAAAGCCTTGATCTCTTGCGAGGTGCAGGCTGGCGCGTTGGCAATAAGCTCCCGGCTGGAATAGATGTTTGCATCAGGGTCGCCATTGGCCACCTCGGCACCGTCCACAACATAAACCGCCGTGAACTCATCCGGCCCTTCTTTTCGCTGCCACGGCACAAGGTCAGGATGCAACACATGCCCGGTGCATCCCTCTCGCTGCGCTTCAAGCGGAATTACATCATCCCAGCGTGCGCAATGCCAGGTGCTATCACTCAGCGGCGTAGAGTGTGCGCAGGTTCGGCAGTTCACTTCCTTGGTCAGCTTGGTCTGGTGGCAGAAAGTATGCGCCGGGCAAAACTTGCACTGATACCATGATGGATCGGCGCTCACTGGCTCAGGCATGCGGTCAGATAGTGCGATGCGCTGGCCACGCGCCACAATCTGCTGCGCTGCATCCACATCAAGCCTCACGCGCTCGGTGTATAGCCTGTCATCATCTTTGCAGACTGCAACATAAAGCGCCCGGTCAATGCCAGTGCCCAGCATGTAGGCCTGCATCTGCGCCCAATGCATCGGCTTGGCCTTCTCCACGCCATCGCGTGAAACCTCGTCGAAGCTCTTTTTACTGTGCGTTTTGAACTCTGCAATGTGCTTCTTTTTCGGCGCTTCCGGCACGCCAGAATGAATGATTCCGTCCATCGAACCGGACACATGCGAGCCAAAATCAACCCGGCTCTGTGCGCCTTGCGTGTCTCTGATGTCGATTCCAATGGCCCGAAGGTCGCTCACAATCTGAGCTTCTTCATTCTGCCCACGCCGAAACACGCGCAGGATGCGGCCAGGGAACTTCTCAATCACGGCCCATCTGAAGTTAAGCCACAGCCAGCGGTCGCAGTGGTGGCCTAGCAGAGAGGCTCCCAAATGGCCCCGAGGGGCCTCCGCTTTCGCTTCGTGGGCAGCATCAATCAGGGCGGCGATTGAATGCTGGGGGTCGGGGAGTGTGCTCACTGCGTCACCTCATCTTCCATCATGTCAAACAGTGAAGGCATGGAAAACTCACGCTCCGCAGCCTGCAGGTAGTGCACTTGGTCAAGGAAATAAGCTGGATTCAGCTCTGAGCCTCCACCCTTGCGCCCCTTGAGAATTGCGCGGTATGGCACCGTTCCAAGGCCGCAGAATGGATCATAGACAGTCTCTCCAGGCTGGCTATAGCGGTCAATCAAGCGATCAACAATGTCGAATTGAAGCGGGCAAACATGCTTTTCAACGGCTCGGCGGCTTTGGTCGCTGTTGAGGGTCAGCATGCGCGTCACATCGTGCCAAACGTCCGGATGATGCGAGCCAGGCGCGAGGCTCATAAAGGTGGATGGTAGCGCTCCGCGTTGCTCCAACTCCTCGCCCAATCGAACGTGGAATTCATAGTCGTAAATATTCTCCAATGAATACTTGGTAAACATGCTGGCCAGCTTATCAGGGCCAAGGCCCGCGAGGTCTTCGGCTGTCAATTGACGGTTGCCACTGCTGCGCCAGAATGCGTGCGCGTCAACCTGCCAGTGTGCGCGGGTGTATTTGTCTTTCGACTTTTGCACCGGCACATCGGCATAGCCTTTGGTTCGGTCAGTCTGAGGCTTGCGAAAGAGAACGATGTATTCAGGTGAACCAACTCCCATCTTCGTACCATCTTTTGCATTCTCAGACCATCCGAGGCGGTAAGTCTGATTGTTCTCACGCACCACATCCGTCACAACTGTAATGAGGCCCATGTAATCGAACCCATGCTTGCGTCCATGCATGATGGCTTCGCAGTGAAATGGAGACACGGTAGGCGCACCGGCACCGGTTACGTTGCCAAACAGAATGCGGTCTTTGACATGGCAAGCATAGATGCGGCCCGGTCGCAGGATGCGCAACAGCTCTGGCGTGAGGTAGTCCATCTGGCCCCAGAAGTGGTCGTTGTCCTCAGTGTGGCCGAAGTCGTTATAGCTGGGGCTGTATTCGTAGTGATTAGCGAATGGGATGCTAGTCACGATCAGGTCGATGCTGTTTTCCTCTCGCACCTTGGCCTCTTCAACGCAATCATTATTTGCCACCCGGAAGCGGTCGCCAGTTACCTCGATTCGCTTCACGCCAATGGAACGGGTGAGTGTGTCTTGCATGGCCAATTGATTCAGGCCGAATTGCTTGATGATGTTTTGCATGTTTGATACCAATTCTTTGTGTTGTTGCCACTTCGCCAGCAGCACGCGCAAAACCTCGCGCTCTGCCTCGCTGTGAACCACATCAATGATCACCTTGCGAGTTTGCCCGAAGCGCTGCACGCGGTGGATGGCTTGAATGAAGTCATTAAACTTGAAACCGATGCCAGCGAAGATTTCCCGGTGGCAATGCTTCTGGAAGTTGCAGCCTGACCCTGCAATGACAGGCTTGGTGGAAAGAATGCGGAACTCGCCATCACCAAAGCCTACGATGCGAGATTCGCGCTCGTCTAGGTCTTGCGTGCCCCATACGCTCACAGCTTCTGGCAGTGCCTTTTGAATTGCATGGCGCTCTGATTCCAAGTCATGCCAGATTACAAAATGATCGTCTGGCGCAGCGTCCACAATCTCTTTCACCTTGGCCACACGATCAGGCAAGCTATCGCGCTTTTCACGGCTTGCGGCTGCGAGTCCTAGCGCTGGATCTTGGAACATCAAGCCTTGCCCGTCTTTCTCAGTGCCAGCCTTCTCGTAGTCGCTGGCCACCTCGTGGTAACGCACTTCGATTTCTGGCAAGTCATAGCCATCGTCGCTGTGGCCAAGGTCGCTTGGCTTTTGCGCAAAGATTGCCCAGCTCGAAACCCACAGCCAGAACTCTTGTTCTTTGTGCGGGTAGAGCGTAAGGTTTCCAGCCTTCTCGCTGTCGCGTTGAAAAAACCGGGTCAGAGCCTGGCCGGTATCCATTGCACCCAAAAAGCCAGCGTAGTGAATAAGCTCTTTGAATCGGTTGGGGCTTGGTGTAGCCGTATTCACCAGTTTATATTTCACGCCGGAGAACATGGGCAAGAACTCTTGGTAAGTCTTTGACCCGAATGAGCGCAGCACGCTTGCTTCGTCCAAGCTCACGGCGGCAAACAATGTAGGATCTAGCTTTCCATCGCGCACCGTTTCATAGTTCGTGATGTAGAGGCTATGCCCGTCCACAATCTCGGATGCGCTCTTGATGAATCGCAGTTCATAACCCAGCATCTTTGCATCGCGCATCAGCTCTTGGCGCACGCCAAGCGGCGCAATGATCAAGCCATTGCCACCGGCAAGCTCAATTGTCTTACCCATCCATTCAATCTGCATGACAGACTTGCCAAGGCCGAAGCTCGCAAAGATTGCGCGGTTGCCACCTTGAATGGCCCATTGCACGATGTCCTTCTGGTGGGCCTTGAGAATTGGGTTCAGCTTGGCTTTCGGCACATCAAAGCCGCCGAAATGGGCCATCTTGACCTTAGCCTTGAGGAACTCTGAATAATCCATCAATCACCTCAAATAGATAGCCCGGAACCTGTCCGGGCTTTGGTTTACTTCTTCAACCAGGGCGGTGTAGCCTTGGCAGCGGCAGGCGCAGCTGGTGCAGCAGCAGGCGCGGCGAACGATGGCACAGCAGCAGCCACTTTCGGCGCAGCAGATCCACCACCGGCAGCCTTGAATCCGCGCACCTCGTTTTTGTCGCCATACTGCTCGTCGCTCTTGACATCAAGCTTGATGCTCAGGTTTCCACCGATCAATTGGTCGGTATCCGAAACGCTATTCAGGCCAATGGCAACCATCAGCTCGCGCAATTGCTGGCGTCCGATTTCTTCGGCCTTTTGGTTCGGGTTTGCAATGTTCAGATTGCCAAAAACAACCCGGCCTTGATGCGTAGGCCCCAG